ACATGAACTGGAAGGCGCCGCTCGATCCGGCACCGTTGTAAGTCGGGTTGCCATCCAGCACGAGGGAGCCCGCGGGAACGATGTTCCCAGTCGACAGGATCGTGAGCGGTGCCGCAAGCACCGTGATGCCGGTCGAGGCACCGGCCAATGTGAGAGCAACCCCCGCCGAAATCGACTGCGATGCGGCAACGTTATTTGCCACCGCCGGATTCGGCACCTGGTCGACGCTCTGGATGCCTGCACCGTTAAACAGCCAGCCGCAGTCCTGGTTGGGATATCCTCCCGAAACATTTGGACCCTGACCGATGCGCGCCAGATACCGCGGGTCACGGATGCCGAACCCACACCACATCAGGTTCGGTCCGGCATCGGGGTTGTCCGGGATGCCAAGTGCCGGCTGGGCCCCAGTGGGAGACACCGGCCCCAGCATCGGCGGATTCAGCCCGACCCAGGTCTCCGGTCCGGGTTTCGCAGTCGTCGTCATGGACTCACCTCTCGGACGATCGCCAGTGACGGGTCATCGACGATCAGCAGCCGGGAATAGACGTAGACATAGCTTATCGGCATGCCATCCGCGAAATCCGGCGGGATGACAACTGGCTCAAGCTCGGGTCGCTCCCGCCAATAAAGCTTCGGCTTGTGGCCGGCCCGAGGCCGCGGAACCGAAAGAACGGAGAATTCACGGACGGCCCGCAACCGTTCAGGTCCATCATGCGGATTCCTTCGCGAGTCGGAGAACCGCAATAATCTCACGCGGCAGACCGATATCCGAACCGGCATCCTCCAACGCGGCGGCGGCTTTGGCCGGAGACCCATACCAGCGGATCAGAAGCCGTTTCGCAAGCCCCACGGCAACGGTCTCGGGCATCGTCACCCGCGGGCCGTCGATCTCGGAACCGAAATCCTCGGTTTCACTCGAAAGGTAAAAGCTAACCTCGCCGGCGTCGTTTGGAAAGTCCATGCCCCAAACACCTCGCCGATACGGCGGCGGGCTTTCCCTCGCTACTTCGCGGGTACGGATAACGGTATCGGACATCATGCGGATTCCTTGCGGAGGGGGACGACGACCTCGGTATTTACCCGCATGAGGCCGCGATAACGGATCTCGGGATCTTGTTCAAGATACCTGGCGATTGCCCGAAGCGTCGCTGGATTCTCCCGCGCATATCCGACTGCCAGATTGCAGCCGTTGCACAGAAGGCCTCGAACGGCACCCGTTTCATGGTTGTGATCGACAGATAACCATGCAGCACGACCGCGGCGGGTCATCGTCTCAGGTTGACCACAGCAGGCGCACACGCCACCCTGGGCGGCGAGCATCGCCTCATATTGTTGTTGGCTCAGACCGAAGTGCTTCTTGATGTCGTACCAGCGGAATCGGCCGGGATTGCGTTCTCGTGCAGCCCGATCGTAAGCGTTTCGGCCAGACTTGGTCGAATAATGGAATTCACCGTAGGTCAGGTTGTCGATGCGGCAATCCTGCCCATCGCCGTTCTTGAACCGAAGCATGCGCTCCGGCCACTTGCCCGTAACGTAGAACCACGCGACCTTCTGAGCCGGATATTTCTTCCGGTCCAGCATGACTAGACGATAGCCGCGGTCCCGGTTGAAGCCCGCAACCTTGCCTGTGGCTCTCCAATAGAACATGCCCGTCGCTGGATCGTACTCGACCAGATCCAGAAGCCGTTCATGCGTGATTTTCGGGCGTTCCATTTGACCCTCCTACGTTTCCGGTGGGTCACATATCACGCTGCATGTGGTTCGTCAACTTTATAGAATTATCAAGCGGTTGGCGCAGAAATCCAGCATCCTCGAGGATTTTTCCATCCCGTGCCGAATCTCATATACCCGATAACCATGAGGTTCCCAGTCACTGGATCCACTTGCATGTCTAATTCGAACGCAGTCCGTGTATAAGAAACCAGCCCCTTGATCGTGCTCAGCATCCCCCAGAGGTAGGGTGATGTCAGGTAATCGAGGACGACATACCCTTCGGGGAGACCGCCGCTGGAGAGGAAGGCGGTGATATCATTGGTGTCGGTGCCGGGGCGGAGTTCGGCCTTGGTGAGGCGCTCCATGGTGAATTCGAGCGCGATGGGGCCAAACATCTTGCGGCCGCGGGCCAGCATGCGCATGCCGGCCTGGTCGGGGAAGACGCGGATCTGTTGGAGGCCGTATTCGATCGCGGCCTCGTTCATGTCGAGGTCGGGGTTCGGCCGGTTGGCATAGACGCCGTTATCGATCGGGTGGTTGATCGAGGCCAGCGGCTGGCTGTCGCCCATGATGGTGGGCTGCACCATCGTCGACGTGTTGATGACGTTGGCGTGGACGATTTCCTCGGTCTGGGCAAAGGACTCGCCGAGGCCCATGGCCATCGGCCCGAAGTGGTCCTTGTACAGGTTATCGTCCATGGCCTCGCGGGTGATCGCGACACCGAGACCATAGCTGTTGTGCTCGATCTGCCAGACGAAGCGTTCGCCGGGGGCATTATCGAAGACGGTGGCACCGCCTTCAGACTTCAACTGGGCGAGGCCGGTGTAGCGCATTTCGGCGATGCGCTCCATGGCCATCTTCGAATAACCGTGGTTGAATACCCCCGGCCATTGGCGAATTATTTGCGGGTATTTGCCCTCGACGCCGGCGAGGCCGGGCAGCAACAAATCCCTCTCTGACCCTCGAGTAATCGCAATTGTCAGGGCACTCCTCTATTAGAGGACCGTGGCATGAATTCGCCAACCTGCTCGTTAAATACATCGCGAGCCTGTTTTGCGTCTTCGATGCGATCGAAGGTCCCGAGATCTACACGTTTGTTGTTGCGGCCGGCAATTGCACGGAATTTCCCGTTCTCTCGCACGTAAACACCGCGGATTCCGCTGGCCGCAGCTGCGGAGCGGCACTGGTTGTAACCGTTCTGGCTATGATCGACTTGGCGTAGGTTTGCCCACCGATTATCAGCCCGATCACCATTGACATGATCGATGAGTTTTGCGGGCCATCGGCCCGTCATGTAGAGCCACGCCAACCGGTGGGCGACAAACTTGCGGCCGAGGATCTGAATCGACACATAGCCGCCACTGTTTTTGCTACCGCACGCGGACTGTCCGATCTTTATCCGCCGCGGATTCGTCTCGTTGCTGCGCCAAACGAACCCGCCGGTCGCGGGATCGTAGCTCAACAGCCGGATCAGTATTTCCTGTGTGAGAAATGTCTCGAAGTCGCTCGGGATGCCCCTTGTAGCGGCGGCGAGACGCGCCGGCGGAACCTTCGGTATCCGCAAGATAGGTTGCGGGCATTGCGCGTTCGTCAGATATACCGGCTGGAATTCGCCAAGATGCTGGGCATCAAAGGCATCTCTGGCGGCCTTCGCCTCTTCGATCGTGCAAAAGACCCCCAGGTTGTGCCGAACCGCTCCGATGCGAGTTCGCGCGATCCATTTGCCGTTCGGTGTTTGGTAGACCCCGTTGACACCACTCTTGCTGTCTTTCCGAGTCTTTCGGTTGGCACCATTCTCCTGGCGCGTGGCTTCCCGAAGGTTCACCCACCGATCATCTGATCGATTTCCATTCCTGTGGTCGATCAAACTATGCGGCCAACGCTTCTTCATGTAGAGGAAGGCGAGACGCGAGGCGTAGAAGCTGCGTCCCAGGATTTCGATACGCCGGTAGCCGCTCGCCTGCTCTACCGTGCCGGCGAGCCTACCGACCCATCCCAACCGCCCGCTCTTCACCCACCGGAATTCGCCCGTGGCTGGGTCATAGGACAGAATCTCCGTCAGGGCTTCCCAAGTGAGGAAGCTCTCGAAGTCTGTCGGATTGCCGGCCTGAGTCATGGTGCGCGCTCAGATCAGCGACTGGTTGTTCCAGATGACGAAGACATCATTGTTGGCCGATGTCGGATCGGATGCCGGCGCATTGACGAGGCCGTAGACCTTGAACGGCAGCGTTGTCGACGTCGCCGTGAGCGTGGTGGCGTCGATCGAGAAGGTGGAGACAAGGTTGGCACCGGGCCCGGCGCCGGGAGTGAAATTGCAGGCATATCCGATCAGCGATTGGGTGACCGGGTTATTGGTGGTGGTGCCGGTGACCTTCGCCCGCATAACCGCGTTCGGGTGCATCCTGATCTTGCAGTTGACCACCGAGTTCGCCACGATGTCCGCCGTCTGGCCGAGCCACGCCCGGGTTCGAACCCGCATGCCGGCCGAAATCGAGAGCCACTCGAACGCCTCGAAGATGCCGGCGACGGCGGCGCCGGTAGCACCGGTCGTCGATCCGACGCTGAACAGACCAGCCGCAAAGATCGCCGGATCGTTCTGGTAGATCGAGCTGGTGTTGGAGGCTCCGATCGAGCCGGTATAAATGCCGAAAGTCGGTTCCCCACCATCGATCAGGCCATTGTCGTAGAACCCATACGGTGTCGCCGAGTTCGTCATGGCCCATCATCTCCGAAGCCGCCGTCATCGTCCGGAAAATCGGGAGGTGGCGTATGACTGCGGGTGATGTTGCGTTGAATTCTGGTCTTGCCGCCGATCGCGCGTTCCGAACGACGTGACAGCGATGCTAGGTGATCATCGATCTGGCGATGAGCGGCGGTGTCGAGTTCGCGGTTGCTTTCGTCGGAAAGCTCGACCGGCCGTTGGCACAGCATGAGCCCGTTTCGGACCACGGGATCGTCGGCGGCAACTGGATTGATGCCGAAGGCTTCGAGCGAGGCACCGGTCCGGATGTCGAAGCCGGAAAGGGTGGGATGGTCGGCAGCTCGTGCCGGCTTCCATCCCGCCCGGTAGAAGTCGTTGAGGCGGTCCCGATTCGGAGCGCCGCGGACCGTAATCGCGGCCCAGAAGTAATCCATCCCGCGAGCCTTGTCCGCGGGATCGAGAGCATATTTCTCGTGCGGTTCCGCGGGCCGGATCCGGGTATAACCGTTGATCTCGCGATAGGGTGCCCTGGGCTCATCACGGGAACCGTCTCGGAGCGGCGCCGATGAGCGGCCGGCGGCTGATTGAGCCATCAGGCAGCGCTCCCGTAGACCCAGTTCCGCCGTTTCGCGGAGCGGTGCGTCGGGCTGTGGTAGAGGGTGTAGTACCAGCGGACCACTTCTTCGGTACCGCGCTTCAAGAGGTCGGGCTCGATCGATTCCGCGAGCGTGATCGCGGTATCGATCTCCTCCTTCGTCGGCTCGATGACGCCGCCATGCTGCTGCGCGGCCCGGTTGGAGGCCTGCATGACGCGGCGTGATGGTGGCGCCGCTACGGAGCGCATCGAGGCGCCCCCTTCCTTGCCGGCGGCCCGAACCCGCTGCGATTGCTGGGCGGTGCCAGAACCTCCGGAAGCATCGGCTTGCGGCGTAACTTCGATCCTCATGGCCGGGGTATCCGCTACTGCCCGCATCTGCGCGTCTGCATTCCTGGTGTGGCGATCGAGCGAGATCTGTGCCGCACGGCTATCGCCACCATCATCGTCAAGATCGGCGGCACCTGAGAGTGGCGATCCATCGCCGACGCCATCACCGGCGTCACCGGCATCGATGTCCCCGCCGGTAGCCGCCGGTGCCTGCCGGTCCACAGCGGGTATCGCTCGTTCCGGATAGGCCGCCCGTTCAAGCGCGGCAAAATATTCTGGGCTGTCCTTGACGAGACCGTCGCGATGAATGGCCTTCATCGCGGCATCGTTAACGCGGGCCCGTACCTCCGGGCTGGTGGCATAGATCGTGTTCGTCGCTATCCAGTTCCGCTCGGCGTCGTTGAATTGCGTCAGATCGAGGTCACCAACCACTTGGCGGGCCGGCTGTCTCGGTTCCGCCTGTGTCGACAGCCATTGCTTCTGCGCCTTGAGGCGATCGGCCTTTGCCGTCGCCTCGCCCATCTGGCGCATGACCTTCCCGGCCTCGGCCAGATTTCCCTCGGTCTGGAGTGCGACCCATCGTTCCTGGAGACCGTTGGCCTCGGAATCGGCTTGGGCGATGGACGTGTCCAGCGCCGTCAGCTGCGCTGCCCGCTCGCCGGCGGCACGCTGCTGCAGCTCCGTCTGTAGCGTCCCGGTTGTTGACCGCAGGCGCGCATTTTCGGCATGAGCGGCATCGAGCGCCCGACGCAGGGCGGTTGTCGTCGCGTCGGCGGTGGTGATCTCAGGCGGCATCTTGCCCCTTCAGAGCATCGGAAAGGAGATCGTGGGCAGTCTTCGTCACATAGCAGCCGCAGCGGGCGCCTCGCGTTCGCGCCTCGACGATGGCCGCAAGACTCGCGAGATGTTTCCGCGCCAATTCCCGTGCCGGAGCGGTGCCGAGCGCACCGCGCAAAGCAGCGACCGCTCCGTTGCGATCGGCGCCGACATGATAGCGGGTATAGGCGGCGCCCAGCTGATGATGGAGTTCGATGATGTCCATCACCGTCTCTACTGGACGATGTCCGGCCAGGGCAGGATACTCATGACGCGCTGGTCATCGATCAGCCGGCAAGTCTTTTTGCCGAGCTTGAACGGTAATCCGATCTTGACGTCGAACAGCACCCAATCACCGGGGACCGGTGGTCGCGGATTGCCGTCGTTATCGACGAACCAGCGTTCGGTTCTTTCGCTCTTGTAGGCGTGCGGTCCCAGCTTCAGGACGAGTCCGGAGTTTCCCTGGAAATCGTCCTCGTCGGAGGTGCGGTCGGAGAGATAGATGCCGCCCTTGGTGCGGCCGATGCGCTTGTAGATCGCGATCAGAACATCGGCGCCGCCGATAATCAGCTGCTCATAGAGCCCCTTGACCTGCTCCATGATGGCGTCGCGGGGATCGGTTTCATGCTCGATCCGAACCGCTTGCGCCGTAAAACCCGGCATCCAGCCACCTCGCCAGAGAAACTACGCAACATTTGCGTAATTACCTCTGGGCGAGTTTTTACAGGCCGTCAAGGGTAATTTGAAAAGACCGACATCACTCCTCTATGGAACGCGCCCGCGGCGCTCCCCTCCGGGGGGTATCGCGACCGAGCCGAATCTCCTCCATATGTTCGAGGACGGCTGCATATGTCATCTGTTCCCGACAGAATCCGGCGTATTCAGTCGGTGATAGCGCCCCGCTGATGATAGCCTGGACCGAGCCGGCCTGCTGGCTCTTCAGCCAGCGTGTCAGCCGGTCCCAGGGATCGCCGGTGGCGTGATCGTCGGACATTCGATGTACTGCGACTGGCCAGCATCAGGATGTGTTATCGGAGAGAGGTGATTAAGCGCCGCCCGAAGAAGCGCCGCCTTGACGATCTCCATGCTACCCGCATCAATTGATGACGGCGCTATCCTCTCCGCATAGGCGCGCAAGCCGGGGGCCTTGGTTTCGTCTTCGGCTATTTGGTAGGCTGTCCAGCAGACAAGATGATGAAATCTTGCCCACGCCTCTCCGAGGATCAACGCCAATCGAAAATCCGCCGAAGCGCTGGCGTGTCGAAGTCCAAAATCCACGGCGGCGGCAACGATGTCCCGCTTCTGCTCCTTGGTCGCGTCGGCGGGGATATCGGCGGTCAAGTGAAAACGGGGCGCTACCATTCGTAGGGACCATACTCGGCGATAGAGGCTTCGCGGATCAGATCGACCTCTTCATCCCGCCAGCGGGCATAGTTGGCATACCGGACGGGAGCCCGCTCGGGAACGATGCTACCCGCCGCGGCCGCTCGCCCATGCTCAGGCTCGCCGCTGGGGTGCGTCGACGGTGGAAACACCGTCTGATGCGCGCCGCCGTCCGGGCCGCCTGCTCGCAACTCGAGGATCGTATTCTTGCCGTCGACCAGCGGATCGCCAAAGCTCTCATAGCGGGCACCGGGTGCGATGTAGAGCCGATGCGCCCGAAGCTTCGAAGCACGCCCAAACTCTGCCCTCGTCAGCGGCAGATAAGTATCCGCGAGCGCGAGAGCTTCGGCACAGTCGAGGTCGATATCGACCACGTCGCCAGAGCGGGGGCCAAGGATGACGCCGATGTTGCCGCCGGCGGAGAAATCGCCTGGTTCGAATTCCCGTGTCTGCCAGTCCTTCAGCCGCGGCCCCTTCTCGCCGGCGGGGATCGGCACCAACGCCCAGCCGCGACGGTGGTATTCTGCTAGTAAGGGGCGATCGGGCTTCACAGTGCGGCACCGGGCCAGTGCGGACTCCACCCCGCGCCGAACGGTACGCACCACCGGGCGCGCAGGCTATCTCGGCCCAGGGTCACGTGGCCCGCCTTGCCGTCGGCAGGCCTGCTATAAGCTGGCTGATCGATTCTGCTGTGATGAGGGTCTTGGTATCGAGCTTCCGGGCGTCGAGCCGCCCGGCCGCAATCAACCTGTAGAGGGTCGCGTGGGAGACGCCGAGGATCTGCTCGGTTTCGCGCGGCGAATAGAGCGCGCGGCCCGGCGCGACAGTTGCAGCCCCAGCCGGTGGTGCGAGCGAGATTGACATGGTCCCCGTGCTACGGATTGTGGGTATCGCGACGCTCGTCTGCGGTGACGCCGCTGGCAGCGAGGTCGATCTCGCGGCGGACCCAGGCTTTGACCTTGGCGGCCTCCGCTTCGGCGTCTGTCGCCTTGGCGATGCGCTCAAATTCGGAGTGAACCCATTCCTTCAGCCGAACCTCCATCGCCTGAAGCGCCGCCAGCCAAGCCGGTTCCTGTTCGGGCATCGGTATCGGGGGTTTCGAGATATCGGGCGGCGACGGCTGATCTGCCGGCTTAGCCTGCGGCTGCTCGACGACCTTTTCCGAAGGAAAAATGGGGTAATCCTCCGCTGCGCGAGACAGAGCGGCCGGAGCGGCCGCAGGCGTCTGGGTGATCTCTTCGGGCATCATAATCACAACTCCTTCAGTGTGCGCGATTACCAAGCGCGTAAGTCCCATCTGTCATGATCTCGATATCCCGCAACCATCGGGGCTTACCGTTCCGGCAGCGGACCGGCCACCATGCAAATTTGTGCCAGCCGATTGGCTCGCTCACATGGCGCCATTCGTCATCCCAATCGGGGCAGATCCGATAGCCATCTTCGTCGAAGAGCGAGCGGCCACCTTCGGTCTTTACTTGGGCAAGGCCGGTATAGCGGCCCTCCATAGAGGAGGCAGGCAACTTGTGAACAACGACACCATGCCGTATGACAACGTACGTATCGCCAGAAATGCAGATCGGACAGCTTATCTGGACCGATGCGCAAGTCACGAACGACCGCCCCCGCAGTATTCACGCGAGATGCTGCGTCCCTTCTCTACCCTGCCCTCGCCGGAACCCGACCCGGCATTGATTCCTTCGACGCGGCCGGAACCCATTCGGAGTCGACCGCCGTCCTTGGCGGTCATGCCCGGGGTGGAACCGACGAGTCCCGCCGGCATGCCGGAGCCGGAACCCAGCAAATAGGGCAGCGATGGTGACGTCGCCGACGGCATCGGCGCCGCCGGGGCCGAGGTGCCGGCGCCCCCGGTTTGTAGCCGCGTCCGACCACCGGCCTTGCGCATCATCGGAGCGCCGGGCGGCGGTGCCGCCCCGGGGACCCCAGAGAGCGGCGGCCGCGCCGGCGGCATGCCCATGGCTGGAGCCCCCATCATGGGTCCGCCGGGCATACCACCTGGTGGCATCATCGGTGGCCGCGGCGGCGGCATCGGAGGGGGAGCGCCGCCACCGCCCGCCGGCATCGGGACCGGCACCGGTACCGGCCGGCCCTGGCCCGCACCACCCCCATCCGGCGCCCCGACAACGATATTGATCCTGGTATGCGGCTTCCCCTTGGAAGCCTTGCCGCGAGGCGCTCGATCGGCGCGACCCATCGGCTCGTCACCCTCGGTGTTGCCACCATCAGCGAGTTTGAGCTTTGTCTTCAGTTCGCCGGCATGATCGTGCATCTCATGCTCTGCGATTCCGCGACGGATCTGGCGGTCGATGAGCTTTTTGTCTTCCTCAAAATCCGAATTCTTGCGCTCGGCGAGATGCCTCGAGAGCGCGTGCCCGTCGAGTCTGTAGCCGGTGCGCTCGATGACGCGCCGCGCCCGTGCGCGCATCTCGTCCTGGTGCTGCCGCATGCCTGGCTCCTTCGGCCCGTCGTAATTCTTCGACGTGGACAACCGCACTCAATATACGGACGATCATGCCTCTTGGCAAAACATCGCCGTATCGCGCCTCCGCCCGGTCGACGAGTTCTTTCATCCCCGCCGCGGGCGGCGGAAAGCTCATCAGCTGAATTTCATATATGCCTAAATCAGCGGTACCGTTAGCGGCGCTCTTAAAGCGCTCGTCACGGCGCCCGGCCTCAATCTCTGCCAGAAGATCCGGGCGCATTGGAGGCCATTGCTCGATAAATTGCAGAGATGAAGGCGGTTAGATCCGCCTCGTAGAAATCATGCAGGTCATTGAGTTGCCGCTGTTTTCGCATAAAGGCGCGCCGGCCCGCAGCAAGCATCTTTGGCGTAATCGTCAGCCGTGGCGCGACTCGCGGCGATCCCATGGCACGGGAGTAGCGATCAATATCGGCTTGCGTTGACTCCGGATCCCGCGTCAACCAAGCGACATAAGCGGCAGCATTAGCTGGAATTTCGATGGGGAGTTTTCCCGCCTCGCTGCTGCCAGGCGATGCGGCCTCAGCCAACCCCGATCCCCATCGGCTGCGGCGCAATCGCGGTCTCCCGCTGCACAGCGCGATCAGCATCACGATGTGCCGTCTCGTGCGCCAATTCGGCATCATGATGCTGATGTTCCAGCGCCATGCGCTGCCCCTCACCCATCAGCTTCGCACCCGATTTCTGCCGTTCGGTCTCGGCTTTCGTCTGAGATGTCTCTCGAGCGGTCTGGTTTTCGGCTGCCGCGCTCGCCGCCTCGACGCCCATCTTTTCGCGCTGGACCTGCAGCTTCTGAAGCTCGATTGCCATCTCCTGCTGCATCGCTGCCGACTTCTGCTGCAACTCGGCCATTTTGGCAAGGACCCTTGGATCGGGTGACTGCTGCCCCTGCATCTGTTCGGGCCGCAGCAGGTAGGCATCCGGATCGACACCGATCGCCTGAAGCGCGGTGCGGTGCACAGCGAGCTGGTCATAGATCTGCGGGTTCTGCTGCGCCAGCATGACGAGGACATTCGCCAGCATGACGCGATGAACCTGCGAAGGGATATTGGGATCGCTGGCCGGCTGCAGGTTGAGATCAAGAAACTCGCTTTCCTTCTCCCAGAGGTAGGCCGTGATGTCATTGGCGCGCGGGCGATCACGTACCAGTATCGAGAGTTTCCGTGGGGTCTCGGCGAAGAGTTCGCGGAGCTTCCGGAGCTCGCGCTTCTGGGCGCGGTGATTGCGTTTATGCACCGTCGCCATGACCTGGATCTGCTGCTCGATCATGGCGAGGATGGTTCCGACCGGAACCTCGGCGCGACCCTCGCCGGTCTTGATCTGGAGCGTGGCGCCGAGCCGCATCGCATCCTGTTTTATGGTCGCCAGCAACTGGACGAAGCTCGGATCCAGCGGCTTGTATGGCATCGGCATCAGGAGTTTCGAGATATCGCCGCCGGGCGGGACGTCGATATCCGGCCATTCTCCTGGCATCGGCAAGATTTCGTTCGTCGACATCCGCAGGCTCTTGGCTTTCACCCCGCCCGGAAAGTTCCCGTACATGCCGCTCGCGATCAGCAGCCTCGTGATCGTCCGCATGTTTCTGGTCTGGTTGCCGATAAGCTGCATGAAGCCCCAGTTGTGGAACCCCAGGCCGGGAACGAGCCCGTATTTGACGTAGCAGTTCCGCTTCAGATAAAGCGGGTCGCCCCTCTTCCAGTTCCGCCAGATGCCAAGAATCTTCCGGCTGCCGGCTTCGACCGCCACCTTGTAGGGGAGCGGCATATGCTCCGGTGCCTGGCGCTCGGCTCTGCCGGGGATATCTTCGAGGTCGAGATCACATTCCCTGATCGTATAGTCGCGGTCCTGGGGCCTCGCCGACATTACCATCGATCGCCCCTCGGATCCCAGCACGGCGCGGCGGGCCTGCATCGTCGATCCCATCGCCTCGATGGCGTCACCCAGCGTGATGTCGCGATACAGGCCGGCGATCTGGAGACGCCGGATCTGCGATTTCGTCATCTGGATCACATGCGTCACCCGACGGGCGCTCATCAGATCCGTGGTTTCCTCGGAAACGATCAGATATGGTGCCGGGATCGATTCGCTGACCGGTCGCCGCCGGATCGGACACATATAAACTTTCTTATATCCGATACCACACAATGCTTGGCTTATAAGCATAGTTGCAGTATCGTCGTAGTATTCTTCAGCTACGTCTGTCAGGTAATAGTTGAAGTCATCCTCGAATTCCTTTGCCCGCATCTCCTGTTCCGGTGTGTTTTGCCCGACTGTTGTCACCTTGCAGGGTCCCGATGCGGGGCATAGCTCGGCTTCCGCCTCGGCCTCGTACCGGACTATGGCCTCGATGAGCGTCGAATCGTTGGCCCGGCTCGGATCCTTGTTGCCGCCGGAAGAGCCGCTGGCGAGATCCTCGATCTTCAGACCGAGGAGTTCTATCGCCTTCTGGTACTGGGTGATCCATTCCTGGCGCGACCCCTCGTCGGCATCGACGCCATCCATAACATCGTTGGCGATTTCCGAGAGTTTGCCTTCATCGAGATCTTCGGCGAGATTGCGACCGAAGTCATCATCATCATCGGCATCCTGATCCGCATCTTGCTCGGGCTCGCCCCCGATATCGATGTCGACATCACCATCGTCACCGACATCGAGGCGGACCATCGGATAGCCGCCGTCCCCGGATAGTTCGGCATCCGGTCTCTGCCCGAACGCCGGCTCGCCGAGACGGGATGTTCGCGTACCCTCTCGGGCCGCTACGGATGGTCGATCAAAGGGGAGGACGACGGTTGCATCAGCCATGCCATCCTAAATACATGCTGATGCGGTTCTTTGGAAAGCACCGGTCTCAAGACGCCGACTTCGAGCCTGCGGACAGAGCGTCACGAATCGCTTTGCGGTTCGCCATATACCACACCCGGAAATCGGGGTGATCGCCGCACCAAAACTCGGAATTGACCGGCGGCCAATGGGCGTTGAGATCGAACATTATCTGCAGGTTTTGCTGTTGCGGTCCCGGCAGCGCGATCGATGGCTGAGACGCCACCGGCATCATCATCTTGAAGGCCCGCGGCGGCTTGATGCGGCAGTGCCCCAAACCGCTCGCCGGATCGTTCAGCACGAAATGAACACATCCCCCGCATTTTGGCCGGCTATCAAGAACGAAGACCGAGGCTGCCGTCATTGAATCGACTCCTTGATCCATATCAGGAACGCTTTCGCGACATCGATCAGTAGTTCGGGGTTGATGTTTTCTGCAGTGGTGGGAGCCGGAATCGCTTTGATCGCGAGTTCGAGGGCCGTCGCTCTCGCATTCCGCTCCGCCATCCAGAGCGTCACCGACTGCTGTGACGTCACGGCATGGATGTGTTTTTCCAAAACCTCCTGTCGCGCCAGCAGCGCTCCGATGTGTTTTTCCAGGGCACCCTGTCGCACCGCCTGCTCTCCGATGTCGGTACCGACCCGCTCGGAAAATGCCGCGAGTTCCGCCTCGATTTCCTGTCGGGTTATCATAACGGCGGCCGTCTCTGGCGACGCCTCCTGCGGTATATCCGGCCCCGTGGGATCACGCTGATCATGCAGCCGCGATGCGAAGCCCATACCCGTCGTCATCGTGTCCCTTTCGGCTTTGGATGATGCCGGCACCATCCTCCGCCGGATGGTAACCGTCAAGTCCCTTCCACCATCTCGGAAACCCGGTTGCGCCGTCTCGTAAAAGCCTTGGCCCGCATCTCTTCGAGGCGATGTTCGACCCCATAGAGCAGATAACCGCTGTCGCGCGCCCACAGCAGGAATTGCGTCATCGTGTCGGTGAGATCACTAAACTTGCCGCGAGGATAGGAACAATTATGAAGAAGTCCACCTGTAGTTAAATAAGACTCATCTTCAGCCACAGAAAAGTTAAATACGTCAGTATCGCAACATTTCTTACTTTCCGCCTCCATTACGGAATAACCTAAATGCTCTGGCGCCTTTATGGTCGATCCCTCATGGTTTCTGCGAAGATTCCAAGATATCGTATAGTGTTGACGAGAATATACCGGCCTTCCTCTTATGCGTCCAACCTTCTTCTGTCCAGATTTATATATTGTACTCCACTCACCGAGTCTGGCCGACAAGAGACGGAGACCCCATACCAAGGACTGAGAGACCGAGCTTAGCTTCCACGTTTCCAATCCCTTCGCATAGTGTCCATCGCCACTGCGCGCACCGTCTATGATTCCTCTGATGCAGTCATCTGGAGCCGACCAAGCCCATTCTGGTATTCGCTTATTTTCAGCGTGCTTGCCACATTCCAACCAAAACGCCTCTAGAAATGGCAAACAAGCGTAAACGGTTGTTCCTCTCCCCTGGGTGCGCCGGAACGCCCTGCACCCAAATCGACTTGCGATGGTTTTCTCGACCTCGCTTATGAGATCTTCTTCATCAACGCAGAATGACCAACTCGCGGCACCCCGCTGCGAGCTTCCTTCTGCAAGATACAATCCGACAAGACGGCCGAATTCATAATCGAGCGGCTGATGCCATCTGATCGATTTGATCGCATGGTGAGTGCTCGTTATCCACCCGTCGGCCTCTATGAGCGTAAATTTCCGACCACTCGGCAGAACCGCCCACTCTCGGAGGTCGAGGGCAGCTATAGGGTTCTCAATTGTCGGAATCGGCAAAGCTAGGGCGTTATGCGAGGCCTGCGTAGCTTCTAAGATTTCGCAGCCACTTCGCACAGCCGTAGAGAAAGATCGAGGTTTTAGATCTTTGGCTTCTACCCACGCCCAGGCTATAAAACTCTTTTTTTCACCCGTGAATATCGCAAACGCGGGATGTTCTGGAGTGATACCTAGATCGTCAAGACCTTTCGTCTTGACATTCATAATAATATTTGTCGATCGTTTACTTACAGCCATAACTGGCCGGAAACGGCCGCGGTGGGTCATCACCTCATCGCCGACGCAGATTTCGTCTGCTCTGACGGCCCCTCGTTTGGTAACAACCACGGTTTCCCCGACGATGCACGCTTCGTTGATGACGAGTTCCGCCCAGGACCGGTTCGGAGCCCACACCAACCCCTGAGTAAACATGCCGGTGCAGGCCTGGAGGCGAACCGTCTTGTCGCCGCGACCCCTGGGCTCGAAATAAACGAGCCGATAAGGCCAGCGTACCGAAAGGCGTTCGAGCTCGTTGTAGAGATCGACGCCACGCGTCTTCCGTTCGATGATGACGAAGTCGCATTCCTGGTTCGGTCTCGTCGCCAGCGTGTTGATGTGATCGATGAGACCGGGGGCACCTTTATCACCGAAGAGCCGGGGCCGCCCCCGCCACGCCGAGCATAGCAATGCGCGCGGGCTGTTGTCCCGACCGAGCCAGATCCCCCATCGCGTCGCCGCGGAATATGAATTGTTATCCTTTTCACCATAATTCGTATCGACGCTGAGCACCCGCAGGATAAAGGGGGGATACGGAACCTGACGATCGGCGAGACCGCCACATGCCGGGCAGCTGACGCTGGCATACGCCTCGATCGGCCCCGACCAGCGGCAGGTCCGGCAGAAGTAAAGACTGCGTTCATCGGATCCGGGCTCATCGTCGGGCCAGCACTTGAACCATTTCCGGGTAACGATACCGCCACCACGCGGCATCGGAGACTGCTGTAACTGTCCCGCGGCATCGATCTCGCCGAGGGCCTCTTCCTCGGCTTTGACCTCATCTTCGCCCCAGACGTCGGGCCACAGCAGTTCGCCGGGTTCGGTGCGGGGGTCTTCGGCGACTGCTACCTCCGGGACGAACCGCATCGGAAACATGAGATGCGTGTGGCGAGCCCAGTGATCCAGCGCGAAGTTCGTCGCATCATCCTCACTTATCCGCTGCTGTATCAGTACGCGGGCGGTGCGCCGCGGATCGGTGACGCGGGTTACGAGCTGTCGCAGACCGTCTAGTGTCTGCTCCCGTGTGGCCCTGCTGTTCTTGTCCTTGATGCCGTTCGGATCGTCGATTATCTGGCAGTTATGAACGAGAATGCCGTTTGCGAAGAAGGTCTTCGTTTCCTCGACCTGGATATCGTAGACGATCTCTTTTCTGCCAGTGTCTTCAACCACGGAAACAAAATCGTCGGCGGTTTCGATTTCTGTGCATTGTGCAGCCGATGGTGGCAATTCATACAAAGACTGATCAGGTTCGTGTCCTTGTTGTTCGTCGGATCCAAATCGATGTGATGAACATGGAGAGGCCTGTTCTGCCGAGCGCAGCCCATGCACCTCCATCCATCGCGATCCAAAATTCCCCTTTTGATTTCCATCCACTTCGCCATTGAGCCGCCGCGAAGTACCCGGGCATTGCCGTGCCGATAAGTTGGATTGGCTGCGCCTTTCATCTCCTTCGAATGAGCCGTATCCTTGCACTTCCGAGAGCAAAATCTTCCCGGCGCACAATTCGTCACCGGCCTGAATTTCTTCCCGCAGACCTCGCAATTCCGCTCCTGGATTGTCATCTGACCGGCCCCGCGCCGGGCCGCCGATCTCTGCCGGCATTCCTCGCTGCATAAGACGCGACCCGATTGACGCTTGCTCCACGGCAATTGTCGCCCGCATTCCCGGCAGGACCGCGACCGGTTGGCAGCAGCTGCGCACGTCAGGCCGCAGAAAGGGCCGCCAGTCCCCCGGCGCACTTTCTTCGCCATCTCGCCTGCTCGTCGGCGGCAAGGCGTCTGGCACTGTGCGCAGAAGAACGTCACCCACAGCAAGGGCCATATTCGGTATGAAACCCCGGCCTGTATGGAAGCGATGGTCTCTCGTTGTCTCGACCACGTTTCCAGATCGAGTTCGTACCCGCCAGACGGGCGCCGGACCGCGCCGAGCGATAGCAACAACTCGACGGAAGGCTGGTGCTCCGGTTTTTTGGTCATAGGACAGAACATACTCGGGCACGGAAGATATGTCGAGACAATCAATCCGTCGCGGGCCGCTTGGGGTCGTTAAGATCGTGTCACCGGCCAAGCAATCGCCACCCCGACCCAGGATGCCACCCTCGATCGAATAGCTCATGCGCTCGCCACCGAACGAATTGGCGAAGTTCTCGCGGGCCTTCTGATCCTCGACGAGCCTGACCTGGTGGCCCCAAAGCCTCTGATACCAATCGCCCTGGACCAGCCGCCGCATCTTTACGGCGATGTCCCCGGCCAACTCCGCACCGTAGGATACGCAGAGAAACCGGATTTTCGGTCCCCGAAGCCCGCTCCACCTCGGCTCAACCCATCGGCCGTGGTCGTCACGGTCCCCGATATCATCCGGCGGTTGTGCCCACACCCACGCCGGAAAGAATACCGAACACAGCAGCGTTTTAGTGCACCGCGGCGGGATGTTTGCTATCAGATCCCGCAGCTTCTGATCGACCATATCTTCGAGCGCCTCCGCGATCGCGATATGATGCCAGTTAACGATCATCTCTCCCTTTTCGAGCTCCCGCCATGCCCGGCGACTGAACTCGATAAGACTGTCCTCGCACCGCCTCCGCTCTATAGCATCAAGCGATCGCTCCAGCGTTTCGTCGGTAGCGGTCAGTTCATCGATGAGGTCGATCATTACCCTTCCACCTTCGTCGAGGCCCGATGGCGATGATGCCTCGCGAAATGCGCCCCCACCGAAGGTGCCGCCCGTAGCGCCTCAACCTCCTCGGCGGTGATATCGGGATATTCGTACACAGCCCCGGACACGAACCCGATCCGCATCCGCTTCGTAGCCGGATCGTAACCGATCGTCACCAGATGCCGCGACCGTCCCAACGGTACCATCTCCATTCGACCAACCCTCCGTTGCGCCAGCGGTCTGACGATCAACGGCAGACAACGCCATCTTCAGGAGAATGCCGATGGCGTTTTCCAGCCGCCGCTGATGCTCGACCAATATCACGAGCTGCTCCCGGGCGTTCTGGTTTACTTTCTGCACAGTGGGCTCAAGCCCCGCGCGGCGGCCCATGGAATACCGCATCCAGCGCCTCCCCGATCTGCAACGCCGTCAATCGTCGCTGCAGATGCGCCCGAACCATCTCCGGAATCAGCAGATGCGATACCGGACTCGCAGGAGTCGCCATCATCTCCACCGTGACATCCAGCCCCGGCGACCACACCACTAGCACCATACCCGCGATCGAATGCTCCTCCAGATGCGCCCGGAGCACTCGATCGATCAACCTTCGCGCCCAGTCCTCACCCTTGTCCGCTTCCGTCCGCAAAATCTCCAGCGTAGCACCGTCCTTGAACCGGACCCGCCGCAACCGCGGTATGCTCTGACGCATCGCCGCTCCCTTCTCGGATTTCACGTCGGTTTGCGAGCCTAAATCAGAGATCGATCCCGCGGCCGATTAGATGCGGGCTTCGTCTTTCAGCCCCACAGTGCTGCCCATCGCCTCTTGGATCTTTAGCGCTTGCTCATGTGTCGCAGTAAAAACCTTCATCTGCCCATTAAATATTTGGGCAAGTAACATCCCCGGGTTTCCCTTCCTGTAGTAGGAATTAATGATTTCTATCATCGGCCCGATCTTATAAATCTGATCTTCTTTAAGCACAACAGTGACGCACTCGATCTTCATCGCTTCACCCTATTCATTTAGTGCCCCGATGCCAACTCAACGGTCGTGTTCCCCCCAACGCCGCGCCTCATACACCCGGTTCAAACGCGCCGTATCAGGACCCAACCTCGATGACAGACCAACCAGACCACGCTCGGCATCCGCCCGCCGACCAAACAACTCGTCTTCACCAGAAACTGCCGCCGCGGGCTGCGCAGACCCGCCATCCGATCCCCGACCCTCCAATATCATCCTCAGCGCCGCGTTCTCGTCCTCGAGCCGGAGCAGCCTCGCCGCCAGCCGGGCCAGCGTCACCTCCATCTCCGCTACCGCCTCCTCCATCACGCGCAGCCGTTTCGTCGGAGGAAATCCCGACCCCGGAAACGGCACCACACCGCCAATGACTTCTTCCGTCCGCAACGGCAGCCCTTTACCGCCATTAAACACAGACGCCATTTTCTCAATCCCTTCGCGCTAAAGACCGACACCACCCTATTACCA